GCCCATGCAGAACCATCTTCATAATAAGAAGTTAGTGGATTGGTCATGAAGTCTCTAAAGAATCCATCAACATTTTCAGATATCTTTGTAAAAGCACCACCAGTAGAATTATAAATTCCACTAACATCTACCCAGCTTACACCGCCCTCCCATCTTACAATTGAACTTGCATTAAGACAACCGACATCACTTGATAGCTTGATTAAAGATCCTTCTGCTGGTAAACCAGACCCACCTCCAGGCTGGAACATATAAGTTTCATTCTTTGTAAAGATTAGTAACTTACCATTGAATTCTTCCATGGCAGTAATGTTATCTTCAGAACCTAGAAAGAAAGAGTTCATTGCCATGATAGAAGTGGGTCTACCTTCATCAGCTATATAAACTGTTTTCTCTGCACCGAATATTAGCCTTCTTCCTAAGTTAGTGATTGCACTAATTCTTTGTGGGAAGGTAGTACTATCTAGATAAGTGTATGCATCATGATATATTCCAGCACCATGAACGATAGGAACAATCATTGAGGTTTCCCCTAGGTTTGTACCAGCACACTGATTTGCAACCTCACTATCTAATTGCCTTCTAGATCTTGCTTCTAATAGATCTGATCTTGTATTCCTGAATATGGAAGGGAAGTATGCAAAGACACCAGCCTTCTCGTTTCCAAAATACAAGGTGTCATCAAATTCTTCAAAGAAGAAGTATTCATCTTCAAATCCATGAATGAAGTTAGAGTAATCATTAAAGACAACCGACTCATAGGTTGCTTTTCTTGACCACATTGGTATGACATCTTCTTTCCATACATTAGTTCTAGATGCAGATGTTGTGTGTTTATATAATAGTTCGTCCCACCAATCATCAGTAGTCACATCGTATATTGATACAACATATGATCTTATCCAATTTCCTAGTGATCCTATTCCCGTGGTGGCTGATACAACACCATCATATGCTACATCATCATTATTGCTTCCTGTAAAGATCTTCGCCAAGAACACAGATACTATTTGTTCATGCCCAAATTTGGTACGAATTAAATGAGAACCTAGATGCTGTTCAACCTGCCAATCTCCTGTTGGAGCATTGGTTGCAGATGCAACAACTGAATTTCTTAAAGAAGTAGTAAAGTCTAAATTTGCAATCTGACCAAAACCTTTGCGAACTTCCCACCCCTTCTTATTACGAAGCATGTTTTGAATGAAGACACCCTTAGCGGCATCTTCAAACATGGTGGGTGTGATTAATTCAACTTCGGTTTTCTTAACTGCCATTAGTTATCATCCACATACGATACAAAGTTATTCATCTCGACTACTCTACCTGCCTGTAGATACTCAGCAAATTGAGCCAACCTAACATTTAATGCACTCACTAGTACTACATTGTCTGCAGCATCTCTAATCGCATAATGCTTATAAGCCATCATTGCAATGATATCATGCCACTCCTCAAAATCATCAATGAAAGTAACAGTGACATCGAGATCTGACATAGGCACATAAAAGAATCTAAGTGTTAGGTTTGAAGCTAGATCATTTGAAAAGAATACTGTTGATCCTTGTAAAAAATAACTTGCAGCATTGTCTCCTAAGGCTTGTCTAGATTGCACACCTTGAAGGTACCAATCAATCTTTGTACTATCATTACCATCAACTGCACCTATCTTAAGAAGTCTAGACATTCCATATTGAGTACGATTACTTCCCAAGAGTCTTACTGCATTTCCTGCAGCAGATAAATCATATTCACTAACTGCCCCTGGAGTTATATCAGCAGTAATTGCGTATGCAAAGGGGTCATGTTGATTAATGAAGTTTCTAAACTCTCTATAACCAATTTTAAGATAGGTTGCGACATTGGTTGATGTAAGAAATGTTTCATCAGTTTCATCACAATACTCATTGAAGAGTGCTTTAAGTTCCGCTCCAGTCATTAACCTATGCCTCCCATTGGTGTCTTCAACATTGCTTCTGCCCTTCTAGCAGAAGTTTCCTCTGTCTGCTGTTCAGGAGTCTGACCTACTGGTGGTCTACCAGTGATCCCGGGAGGTTGCATATTTGATTGTGCACCTGTTAATCCTGTAATACTAGGAACCAAACCTTGTGGTCCTTGCTGCTCAGGTGGAAGAGTTAATCTAGGTTGTTCTAATGGATTAGGCATTTGCATCATCCGATTGATTTCCATGTAGATTGTAGAGATATGATTCTGTTCTTCCTCAGTCATCGTATAGAACTCTTCTGTTCTCATGAAGTTAGAGAATACTGATTCAAAAGAACCAAGATCATCTGATGGGAATAATTCTACACCCGCACCGGTCTTAGCTGCTTCAAGTACATCCAATGCATGTGCTGTATTGGCAATCTTCTTAAGAACATAACCTCTATTAGTCTTAAAGCTAAGTTCCTGTACAGCATCTTCTTTGGTGATAAGACCAAGTTGAAGCATCTGTATGACCTTTGCATTTCTATCATTAGCATTATCAGCAAAGATGGCTCCTGCTTCTAGATGAACTTCTGCATCTTCAACAATATTGGTACCACTTATAGCTTTGAATATCATATTGCCTTGATCATCCATCATCCTTACCATCTTTTCCTGAGTATAATATTCCTTCATTAATACCAGGACAGTCGTAGCTAAATCTCTTATAGCATTCTCAATATTCAATTGAGTCATTGCAAGTTGTGAAGTATCCTGTCCTGATAGTTGTTCGATGGCTGCAGCAGAATTAATACCTACTGCTCTTTTACCCATTGATGTTGAGTGTATTCCTGCAATATCATTCATCTCTCCTTGGAGTTGTTGAATGTTTATCATGACATATGGAGGTAAAGGAGAACCAGCAATCTGTGATGGTGCACCTCCTGCTGAATTATAGTAAATCTTTTCTCCCGGCTTTCCTTTAATAGCATTATTGGAAATACCAGCGCTCTTAGGAATCAACCACTTAGGATGACTCATAAGGTCGATATTCTCAATGACTTGATTTCGTGTTCTGTTGTAGATGTTTTGCAGGTCTAAAAGGTTTTCCACTAAACCAACACCCCATAATTTGTATGGAATGTCTGTGTATCTAATGTGTTGAACAGGCATTATTGGTTTTGAGAACTTACCCTTGGCAACATATCTTGAACCAATCATGATGGCATACCTACCATCCTTCCAATAAACATCATAAACTTCTAATCTTTCCGGAGGTCGGACATCAGTATTAGAGTAAGGAAGATCCATATTGTCAATTGTACCTAACTCTTCAATATAACTTTTATTATCAGGATATAATGATGCAGCTTGTTTCTTAGTGACTAAGCTTCTTACTGCACACCATTGACTTTCCTCATAATCCATTACCCCTGGTTCAAAGAAGATATCAAAAGGTGAAACTACCTTGGTGTGTACATTTTCATCATCTGGATCATAATAGGTGTGAAGACCAACATTGCCAGTAGAAACTAACCATGTAAGTGCTTTGTGCATTATATCATGCATCCCCTCACTAGACCAATAATATCCTAGCGCTTCTTCTGAGGATTTAGCTTTTACTATATCTTCATCTGAGGGAGATGCAGGTAATACTGCAATGTGTGGAGTTTCTAATTGAAGTTTAGAAATAACTGTACGATAAAGGTTTAGAAGAAGATTGAAGGTATACTTTGCTTTATAACTAAAACCTCTATCTGAGGTATAGGCTTTGGAGTTGCGATCCCATGTTAGATGTTGTTTGCCTTGGAGGTATAGCAAACATAAATCCCATACTCGTTTTTCAGCAGTAAGCTTATTTCTGAAAGTATCTAAATCAGATTTGATATTGGGATATTCTTCATCAGACCCTTCAACCATGAAGTTATCTGCCATGGTTACGAACCTGTCCCGAATAGACCTTTAGTAGCCATTAATGTAGCCATTTCAGGTGTGAGTGCAAGTTCTGCTGCAGCACCACCAGGGGTTCCATACAGAGATGGTTTACCACCAGTACCAGGGGCACCCATAGGTGGAACCGTTCCAGGTGTGTCAAACTTTTCTATTAATGAAGGTGCTTGTTCTGCAAGTTGTTGTGTACCTCTTACAGTCGCTCCTGCAGCTTGAGCTACCAATGCTGGATCTACTTCTTCTGCTGTTGCATATTTGATAGCAGCACCTGCACCTCCGCCAACTCCACCGATAAGCCCACCAAGCTTCGCACCAGCCATAGCCCCTGCACCAGCACCTGCTCCTCCAGTTGGTATACCACCAACTAATGCACCGATAAGAGCACCAATTCCTGCTCCAATTGGCATACCAGCAGCACCGATAATAGAACCTTCTTTAATATCTTCCTGTTGTTCTGCTTGTTGTTTAGCAAGTTGTTGTGCTGCTTTCCTTCTAGCCATTTCGGCTTTTGGATCCTTTCTACTACTAACGAATTGTGCCATGTTAATTTTCCTCCAAACTATAAACATCACTCAGAGATCCAATCTCATTGAATGATGGTTGTAACAACTCCTTCCTCTCTTTAATATCCATCTTTTGCTTCAAGATGAATAGTGTTAGGAGTATGTTTATCTGCAATAAGATGAGTACTCCTAATCCTGCTAACATTTCACTCCACATATAAACTCCAAGTAAAGAAAGGGGAGGAGCAGCTTTTTACCACCCCTCCCCTTTACAGAGCTAAGTAACTGAAAAGGTTACTTTATTTTACTCACCAGCACCAGCACCTGAGAAGTCAATACCTGTAAGGACTCCCTGAGTACTAGGTGAAGTGCACACTAGATCAAAGTACCAACGGTAGTACCCGTCAAAAGCATCAACATTGTTGACACGACTAAGGATCGCTCCATCAAGATCCGCAAATCCTGGCGCCTCAAGTTGAGCCAACTTCCAGCCCTTCGTCTGAAGGAAGAAGACTAGACCTCTTGGACACTGACGAGCAGCCCGGAAAGGAATGTTGTTGTAACTAATGTTTA